TTATCTTGCGCTCATTGCCGGATGCACCGGTTTTCCATGTTCAAAAAACCGGTCATACCATACAAGGAAAATGTAGACAGTCCAGATCTTCCGACTGTTATCTGTCTTTTCATTTGCATGTTTTGCATGCTTGTGTTCATCCAGCATTTTCACAAGAAGCTCTGTATCAAAGAATTTTTTTGCCGCATCAGAAAGAAACATTTCTTTTACCCGATTGTAATACGCATCTTCTTTGAGCCATACCCGGATCGGAATCGGGAATCCCAGTTTCTTCTTCTCTGCAGTCTTACTGCGGATCACCTTTTCTGCCGCCCCGCGAAGTGCCACTTTTGTCTTCGGTGCTCTCACTTTATAATGCAACGGCAGTGTCTGGGCAAGCTTCAGTACTTTTTTATCCAAAAACGGGACACGCACTTCCAGAGAATTGGCCATTCCCATCTTATCCCCCTTCATCAGAATATCATGTACCAGCCAGAGATGCATATCCACATACTGCATCTTGGTCACAGAATCCTTGTCTTTCACGCGCTCATACAGTGGTGCAGTCACCTTCTGAATTCCCGGCTTGCAGCCTTTTTTCAAAATACGGTTCGCTTCTCTCTCTGTAAAAATATTCGTCGCATTGGCAAAATAACGTTCTTCCAGAGTTTTTCCGTGACGCATCAGGAAGCCTCTTCCTTTCATGCCTCTTGGAAGGCATCTCTCTGCAAAATTTCCAAGCATTCGTCTGATCGGCATTGGAATTTTATTAAACGAAGTATGCTCCAGAGGCTCACAGTAAATATTATATCCTCCGAACAATTCATCCGAACCTTCTCCGGAAAGTACAACCTTTACCTTTTTTGCCGCTTCCTGACTCAGAAAATAAAGTGCGATCGCCGCAGGATCTGCCACCGGTTCATCCATATAATACTGGATATCGGACAGATTGTCCCAGTATTCCTGTGGAGTGATGACTTTTGCATCATTTTTCATGTTGATGCTTGCTGCAAACTCTTTCGCATCCTGAATCTCGCTGTATTTTCCTTCGTCGAATCCAACGGTAAAGGTACGATCCACCTGACCTAAATATGTCAGATAACTGGAATCCACTCCACTGGACAAATAGGAAGCAACTTCTACATCACTGATCTTGTGCATCTCCACAGACTCTTTCATGACTTTTTCAATGTCATCTACAACTTCTTCAAAGGATTTTGTCGTATCTCCTGTGAAATTCGGTTCAAAATACCGTTTGATCGTCATTTTCCCGTTCTCATAAACGAAATAATGGCCCGGCTGTACACAGAACACGCCTTTAAAGAACGTCTCATTGGTCGGAACAAACTGAAAAGACAGGTAATTTCCCAATGCATCTTCATTAAACACTTTATCAAACTTCGGATGCTCCAAAAAAGATTTGATTTCTGATCCAAACATCAATGTTCCATTCATCTGCGCATAATAAAGCGGCTTAATACCAAAAATATCCCGCGCTGAAAACAGTCTTTTTGCCTTTTGATCCCAGATTGCAAATGCATACATTCCGCGAAGACGGTAAACCAGTTCTTCTCCCCACTGCTCGTATCCGTGGATCAAAGTTTCCGAATCCGTATTGGAAACAAATGTATGTCCAGCCTGAATCAGTTCTTCTCTCAGTTCCTGATAGTTATAGATCTCACCGTTAAATACAAGCACCTTGCTTCTGTCCTCGTTATATAATGGCTGATCTCCGCTTTCTGAAAGATCAATGATTGAAAGACGCCGGAATCCAAGTGCCGCATCTTCATCCACAAATTTGCCGGAACTGTCCGGTCCGCGATGGATGATCGTATCTATCATATTCTCCAGCACCTGTTCTCTGTTCTCAACTTCTCCTACAAATCCTGCAAATCCACACATATACTGTATATCTCCTCTTAAAACTTATGTAACCTGTCCTTAACATTCCCAGTTTTCAGACAGGTTATGTAGACTCTTTTTTCAGATCCGGACAGTATCCTGCCCGCAACAACGCCTTTTAATATATCACATGCTATACTTAAATCCAAGAAAAACCTTACTTTCTCGTTTTCTTCATTCCGAATGAAGTGGCCTTGCGCCGTTCTTCCCACAACTGATGCCGGGCTTTTGTCAGCTGCTCCTCCAGATCTTTTATCTTTTCGCAATAGTAGTTTTTTTCCTCTTGTTCGGAAAGAATATCAAACCGGTATTCTACTTCCAGCCATGCAGGTCCGCCGTCCAACTCCGGAATATCCATCAGGTACTGCGGATCATCCGTCAGAAAGAGACTCTTTCCACGATCTGTAGAAACTGCATTGACTGGTTTCATCTCGTGTTCCACAGATCTTCCATTGATCTTCACACTGCAGATCTCACAACGGCACGCTGCATTGCATGGATCAAAGCGCATCATCTTTGCATTTTCCAGAAGCCAGGATTTTTGAATCTTATATCCTGACATACTCGGCCATGTCTCGCTGTCCTCCTCGCAGAAACCGTTTCCGATATCATAGTAACACTTAGATTCCTGACATTCTTTTCCACTGATATATCCGGACACAATATCGCTGTAGAATTTCATTCTCTCTGCTTCAATTCCCGAATAGTATGTCCTGCATTCTGTAAGCTCCGGAGATGCCATCAGTTCTTCATACATCTCATCAAACCGGCTGGCATACTGATAATCCACCGCAGCGATCTTCTGCCAGAGCGGCAGGCTCTCCTGCCGGGCCATATCCTTCCTTGATCTCTTTTAACAGTTCATCTGATGTCTTTTTCTCAAATCCTCTTCCCGAAAAATTGTTCCGCTCAGCAAGACTGAAATTGGCTTCTGTCAGATATCCGGGACCGCCCAGATAATCATAAACATAAACCGGAACGCCCATTGCAAGACACCTCGGTACGGTTCTTCCAATCGTAATGACCAGATCATACTGCTGCAAAAACTCTGCATTCACCTGTTCCGTGCGATACCCAAGTCCGATCAGATCCACCTGATAATACCCGCCCATCTTTTCCTTGAGCTCCAAAAGCTCCTGCGGGATATGATTGGAAATGATCGCGATCTTATCCAACGCTCTTTTGTATCCTGCATACTCGCTGCTTCCTTCAAAATACTCTGCTTCCACACAGTTTTGAAAAACCCGTATCTTCGTTCCTTCCGGAACCTGCATGGCTACCATATCTGCACATTCAGGACTGACACACAGAATGAAGGCCGCTTCCTGCGTACAGACCGGAAGATTCTCCATGGCATTGATCACACTCAGCTTCGAGACAACCATTCGTTTATATTTTAATCCGTACCGGCTCACAAGATAATCAAACACCGGGAAATGCTGGATAAAGACAATCTCAAATTCCATCTCTTTGAGTGCCTCTTTCTGACATTCAATCACTGTGATCCCCTCTTCCAACTCCTGCAGAAGTGGATAAGACTTCTTATATACAGCAATCACCACATCATATCCCTTTTCTTTGAACAGATGTGCAAACTCCAGCACATGCAGCTCAGATCCTGTAAACTTCTGAAAATAAAGGTTGGTAATAAGTACTTTTTTCCTTTGTTCCATCTTACTTCTCCCTGTCTCCCCTGTTTTCCTCTTCTACCGATTATAGCAGACGCGGGAATATTTCTCCACCCGATAATTGCCTTTTTCAAAATCGAACAAAAAAAGACACTCGCCAAAGTGTCCAACTTGTGATCAATCGGGGTGACAGGATTCGAACCTGCGACCTCACGGCCCCCAGCCGTGCACTCTAACCAAACTGAGCCACACCCCGTCGTGCAACTACCGTTTTTCATTATACAAAACTTCCCGAAAAAAGTAAATGCCCTTTCGAATAAAAAGTCAGGCAGAGTTATCCTCATAACTCCGCCTGCTTTTTTATGAGCGCTTACATCCGCAATTCGGATTTTTATCAAACTCAGGATTGAATGCATAGAAGTTTTTGCTGTCCAGGTGTTCCTGCACGATCCGAAGATTTTCACCGAATCTCTGGTAATGCACGATTTCACGCTGACGCAGGAAACGAATCGGATCACAGACTTCCGGATCTTTTACAAGCCTGAGAATGTTATCGTAAGTCGTACGGGCTTTTTGTTCTGGGGCGACCTTGTAAGTACAACATATACAAAAATATAGAGGGTAAAGCAGATATTCCGCCTTTCCAGTGTATCAATTCAGACGTTCAGAAATGAGCGTCTATTTTTTTACCCCAAAACCAAAAAGGATGTGATACTACGAAGAAATCACCACCGCCGGAGCGTTCCCCTCCGCTTCCAGACCAGAATCCGAAACCAACCATCAAACACAACATTCAGAAAGGACAGGTACATCTATATGGAATTAAAATTCGTTATTCCCAACATGGAAAAGACATTCGGCAACTTGGAGTTTGCCGGAGAAGACAAAACAGAACAGAGAAGAATCAACGGACGCATGGCGGTACTCTCCCGCAGCTTCAATCTTTATTCAGACGTGCAGAGGGCGGATGATATTGTGGTTATCCTCCCTGCCGAAGCCGGAGAGAAGCATTTTGACTTTGAGGAACGTGTAAAGCTCGTCAATCCCCGTATCACCGCAGAGGGCTATAAAATCGGCACAAGGGGCTTTACCAACTACATTTTGCACGCTGACGATATGGTAAAAGCGTAAGGAAAAGGAGGACATCAGACTATGAGATTAGCAAACGGAATCGTGATTGACAAGGAAGCAACATTCGGGGCATTGAAATTTTCTGCCCTCCGCCGTGAGGTTCACCTCCAGAATGAAGACGGCTCGGTATCAGAAGAAATCAAGGAGCGTACCTATGACTTAAAATCCAGAGGACAGGGGCGTATGATTCAGGTTTCCATCCCTGCCAGCGTGCCGTTAAAGGAGCTCGATTACAACGCAGAGGTGGAACTTATCAATCCAGTGGCAGATACCGTGGCAACGGCTACCTTTCAGGGAGCAGAGGTGGACTGGTACATCAAGGCAGAGGATATTGTCCTGAAAAAAGGGGCTGCCATGAATCCCCAGACACCGAAGAAAGACGCTCCCCCTGCAAAATAACAGCTAAATAAGAGAAAAGCGAAAGGAGGATTGTTCCCATGAAGCAGCTTTTTCCCCGTGGAAAACGTATCCGCCCCACGGATAAAGACCTTGTGTCCCATACTGCCCTTGCCGCCCTGTTCCCTGTCTTCCTGCTGGTTGTCCTGCTGTTTCATACAGGGCAGATTGCCGGAGCCAACTGGCAGGAAGTGTCCCTCTCCCAGATAATACAGGATGTAAACATCCCTTACCTGTTATTCAGTATGGGCGTGGCAGGAATGGTGTGCCTTACAGCAGTTCTTCTGTTCTGGCGATACCGCAGGGATGAAGTAAAGCAGCTCATCCACCGCCAAAAACTGGCAAGGATGGTGTTGGAAAACAAGTGGTATGAATCAGAGCAGAGAAAAGAAGACGCTTTTTTCAAGGACTTGTCTTCCAGCCGTTCCAAAGAAACCATCACTTACTTTCCCAAAATCTACTACCGTATGAAACAGGGCTTGCTCCATATCCGTGTGGAAATCACTTTGGGGAAATATCAGGAACAGCTCTTAAACTTGGAGAGAAAGCTGGAAAGCGGCTTGTACTGTGAGCTGACGGATAAGGAATTAAAGGATTCCTATGTGGAGTACACCCTACTCTATGATACCATTGCCAACCGTATCTCCATTGAAGACGTACAGGCAAAGGACGGCAGGCTCCGGCTCATGGAAAATGTCTGGTGGGAGTATGATAAGCTCCCCCATATGCTCATTGCCGGAGGAACCGGCGGCGGAAAGACCTACTTCATCCTGACCCTCATTGAAGCCCTGCTCCGCACTAACGCCGTCCTGTTCGTGTTAGACCCAAAGAACGCTGACCTTGCGGATTTACAGGCGGTTATGCCGGATGTGTACTACAAAAAGGAAGATATGCTCGCCTGCATTGACCGTTTCTATGAAGAAATGATGAAACGCAGCGAAGACATGAAGCTCATGGAGAATTACCGGACAGGGGAAAATTACGCTTACTTGGGACTTCCGGCACATTTCCTTATCTTTGATGAATATGTGGCATTTATGGAAATGCTCGGCACAAAGGAAAACGCCGCCGTCCTCAACAAGTTAAAACAAATCGTTATGCTTGGGCGGCAGGCTGGCTTCTTCCTGATTCTCGCCTGCCAGCGTCCAGACGCAAAGTATCTGGGGGACGGAATCCGTGACCAGTTCAATTTCCGTGTAGCTCTGGGGCGGATGTCGGAAATGGGCTATGGGATGATGTTCGGGGAAACCACAAAGGACTTCTTCCTCAAGCAGATAAAAGGGCGTGGCTATGTGGATGTGGGAACCAGCGTTATCTCGGAATTTTACACGCCCCTTGTGCCAAAAGGACACGATTTCCTCAAGGAAATAAAAAATCTCATAGACAGCAGGCAGGGAGTGCAGGCGGCGTGCGGAGCAAAAGCCGCAGAAACGGACTGACCTGCTGTTGCTGGTGTGCCGCAAGGCACGCCAGCATGAACCCCTCGTATCTAACAGAGGGGTACAAATCGACAGGCAACAACCAAACAACAGGGCAGAATCCCACGGTACACAAGGGATTTTCCCCTATCCGGCGTGTGTCAACAAGGCTCTGAAAGTTGACATACGCTTTTTTAGACAGGAGGGATTTTCACTGAATGAAGAAACATGGGTACGGGACATCAAAGAGAAACGGGAAGTTTACGGTATCTCACAAAAGAAACTTGCCTTAGCTGCCGGAATCACCCGTCCGTACCTGAGCGATATTGAAACGGGCAAGGCTCACCCATCCGAAGCATTACAGGAAGCCATCACGGAAGCTCTGGAACGCTTCAATCCAGACAATCCCCTTGAAATGCTCTTTGATTATGTTCGGATTCGCTTCCCTACTACGGATGTGAAGTATATCGTGGAAGACGTGCTGCGGCTAAAGCTATCTTACTTTATCCATGAAGACTATGGATTTTACTCTTACACGGAGCATTACTATCTGGGGGATATTTTCGTTCTGGTATCGTCGGAACTGGAAAAAGGGGTGCTGCTGGAACTGAAAGGGCGTGGCTGCCGCCAGTTTGAAAGCTATCTGCTGGCACAGGAACGGAGCTGGTATGAGTTTTTCATGGACGTTCTCATGGAGGACGGCGTGATGAAGCGGCTTGACCTTGCCATCAATGACAAAACGGGAATCCTGAACATTCCCCATCTGACAGAGAAGTGCCGGAATGAGGAATGTATCTCGGTCTTCCGCAGCTTCAAAAGCTACCGCAGCGGCGAACTGGTACGGCGTGAGGAAAAAGAATGTATGGGGAACACCCTGTATATCGGCTCCCTCCAAAGTGAAGTGTACTTCTGCATTTACGAAAAGGACTATGAGCAGTACAAAAAGCATGATATTCCCATTGCGGACGCAGAGGTAAAGAACCGCTTTGAAATCCGGCTGAAAAATGAGCGTGCCTTTTACGCCATCCGTGACCTGTTAGAACATGACAATCCAGAACGGACAGCCTTTCAAATCATCAACCGCTATGTCCGGTTCGTGGACAGGGACGATACAAAGCCCCGTTCAGACTGGCGTATCAGTGAGGAATGGGCGTGGTTTATCGGGGAACACAGGGGCAGCCTGAAACTGACAACCAAACCGGAACCCTATTCCTTTGAACGCACCCTGCACTGGCTCTCCCATCAGGTAGCCCCCACGTTAAAGCTGGCTCTCCGTCTGGATAAGATGAACCACACCCAGATTGTCCATGACATCATCACCCATGCAAGGCTGACGGAGAAGCATGAAAAAATCCTGAAGCAGCAAGCCGCCGCTGCAAAGGAGGTGGTGCTTTAACGGCGGCAATTTTAGAACCTAAGAAATCTTACAGCAAAGAAAGGAGCTTTTATGAATTTCGGACAGAATCTTTACAACTGGTTTTTATCCAACGCCCAGTCCCTTGTGCTGCTGGCAATCGTGGTGATTGGACTGTATCTCGGATTTAAGAGGGAATTTTCCAAACTTATCGGTTTTTTAGTAGTTTCCCTTGTAGCGGTCGGTCTGGTCTTCAATGCGGACGGTGTAAAGGACATCTTACTGGAACTGTTCAATAAGATTATCGGTGCATAGGAAACCCTTGTTACACTTCCGTTATGGAGCAAGCTCTGATTGCTTCATGGCGGAAGTCCACTAGGGGCTTGGGGAGCGTAACTCCCCAAAAGGAGCATGACAGAGAATGGAGGTGACACTGTGGAAGAAATGCGGATTTACATTGCCAACTTAGGCAAATACAATGAGGGCGAACTGGTCGGGGCATGGTTCACGCCGCCTGTAGACTTTGAGGAAGTCAAAGAACGTATCGGTTTGAATGATGAATATAAGGAATACGCCATCCATGACTATGAGCTGCCCTTTGAGATTGACGAATATACCCCCATTGAGGAAATCAACCGCCTGTGTGAAATGGTGGAGGACTTACCGGAATACATTCAGGAGGAACTATCAGAGCTGCAATCCTACTTTGGCAGTATTGAAGAACTCTGTGAGCATGAAGATGATATTATCTGCCATTCCGGCTGTGATGATATGGCGGATGTGGCTCGCTACTATCTGGAAGAAAGCGGACAGCTTGGCGAACTTCCGGCACACTTACAAAACTATATCGACTATGCAGCCTATGGGCGTGACATGGAATTGGAGGGAACCTTTGTTGTCACGAACCACGGCGTATATGAAATCTTACGGTAGACCCGTCTGTATCTCTTTCAGGAAATACAGGCGGATTTTTTTATTCAGGGGCGGCTCTTTTGCTGCCCCCATCTTTTAGAAAGGACGGACAATATGAAGAAAATACGAAGCTATACCAGTATCTGGTCGGTGGAAAAGGTACTCTATTCCATCAATGATTTTAAGCTGCCATTCCCCATCACGTTCACACAGATGGCGTGGTTCGTGGTATCGGTGTTTGCAGTGATGCTCTTAGGGAACCTCCCTCCCCTTTCATTCATTGACGGGGCATTTTTGAAATACTTCGGCGTACCCTTTGCCCTCACTTGGTTCATGTGCCAGAAGACCTTTGACGGGAAGAAGCCTTACGGCTTCCTGAAATCCGTACTGGCATATCTGGTACGCCCGAAACTGACGTATGCAGGAAAGCCCGTGAAGCTGGAAAAGGAATATCCGGCACAGCCCATCACGGCAGTAAGGAGTGATATTTATGGCATATCCGATTAAGTATATCGAAAATAACCTTGTGTTCAACCATGACGGGGAGTGCTTCGCTTACTATGAGCTGCTTCCCTACAACTATTCCTTTTTAAGCCCCGAACAGAAATATCAGGTACACGATTCCTTCCGGCAGCTTATCGCCCAGAACAGGGACGGAAAGATTCACGCCCTGCAAATCAGCACAGAATCCAGCATACGGGCGGCACAGGAACGCTCCAAACAGGAAGTGACAGGCAAGTTAAAGGACGTTGCCTGTGCAAAGATTGACGCACAGACCGAAGACCTGATTTCCATGATAGGGGAAAATCAGGTGGACTACCGTTTTTTTATCGGCTTCAAGCTGCTTGTCAATGAGCAGGAAGTCACCATGAAGCAGTTTCGCAGGGAAGCAAAGACCGCCGTTTCCGATTTCCTCCACGAAGTCAACCACAAGCTCATGGGGGATTTTGTTTCCATGAGCAATGAGGAAATCTGGCGGTTTCAGAAGATGGAAAAACTGCTGGAAAATAAAATCTCACGCCGCTTCAAAGTCCGGCGGCTTGATAAAGACGATTTTGGCTACCTGATTGAGCATTTATACGGGCAGACCGGAACCGCCTACGAAGATTATGAGTATTATCTTCCGAAAAAACGGTTTCAGGAGGAAACGCTGGTGAAATACTATGACCTCATCAAACCCACCCGTTGTCTGATAGAGGAAAACCAACGGTATCTGAAAATCGAACAGGAAGACGGGACAGTATATGCCGCCTACTTTACCATCAACAGCATTGTGGGGGAACTGGACTTCCCATCCTCGGAAATCTTTTACTATCAACAGCAGCAATTCACCTTTCCCATTGATACCTCTATGAATGTGGAGATTGTCACAAACCGGAAAGCCCTCTCCACGGTACGGAACAAGAAAAAAGAGCTGAAAGATTTGGACAACCACGCATGGCAGAATGACAGCGAAACCAGTACAAACGTGGTGGACGCTTTAGACAGCGTGAATGAGCTGGAATCCACCTTAGACCAGAGCAAGGAATCCATGTACAAGCTGTCCTATGTGGTGCGTGTGACGGCTCCCGACTTGGAAGAACTGAAACGCCGCTGCAATGAGGTGAAAGATTTTTATGACGATTTGAACGTGAAGCTGGTTCGCCCATTTGGGGATATGCTGGGGCTGCATGGGGAATTTCTCCCTGCCAGTAAACGGTATCTGAACGATTACATCCAGTATGTCACCAGCGACTTCCTAGCTGGTCTTGGCTTCGGGGCAACCCAGATGTTAGGAGAAACGGAGGGCATTTATATCGGCTACAGCCTTGATACAGGAAGAAACGTGTACTTAAAGCCTGCCCTTGCCAGTCAAGGGGTAAAAGGCTCTGTCACCAACGCCCTTGCTGCCGCTTTTGTCGGCTCCCTCGGCGGTGGAAAATCATTCAGCAACAACATGATTGTCTATTATTCCGTATTGTTTGGGGCACAGGCTCTCATTGTTGACCCGAAAGCAGAACGGGGACGCTGGAAAGAAACCCTGCCGGAAATCGCCCATGAAATCAATATCGTAAACCTGACCTCGGAGGAACAGAACAGGGGCTTACTTGACCCGTATGTAATTATGGAGAACCCAAAGGATTCCGAATCACTGGCAATCGACATCCTGACTTTTTTAACGGGCATTTCCAGCCGTGACGGGGAAAAGTTCCCTGTTCTTCGGAAAGCTATTCGTGCAGTGACAAACAGTGAGGAACGGGGGCTTTTCAAAGTGATTGAGGAACTTCGGGCGGAGGGAACCACCATCAGCACCAGCATAGCCGACCATATCGAATCCTTTACGGACTATGACTTTGCACACCTGCTCTTTTCGGATGGGGATGTCACACAGTCCATCAGCCTTGAAAAGCAGCTCAACATCATTCAAGTGGCGGATTTGGTGCTGCCGGATAAGGAAACCTCGTTTGAAGAATACACCACAATGGAGCTGCTTTCCGTGGCAATGCTCATTGTAATCAGCACCTTTGCCCTCGACTTCATCCATACAGACCGCAGCGTATTTAAGATTGTGGATTTGGACGAAGCATGGAGCTTTTTACAGGTAGCACAGGGCAAAACCCTCTCCATGAAGCTGGTTCGTGCCGGACGTGCCATGAACGCAGGCGTTTACTTTGTCACCCAGAACACAGACGATTTGCTGGATGAAAAGCTGAAAAACAATCTGGGCTTGAAGTTTGCGTTCCGCTCCACGGACATCAACGAAATCAAGAAGACCCTCGCCTTTTTCGGGGTGGATTCCGAAGACGAAAACAACCAGAAGCGGCTCCGTGACTTGGAAAACGGACAGTGCCTTATCAGTGATTTGTACGGGCGTGTGGGGGTAATACAGTTCCATCCTATCTTTGAAGACCTGTTCCATGCCTTTGACACCAGACCGCCTGTTAGAAAAGAGGTGGAATGATGGTGATACATAGAACTTCCAACCGACAGCAATTCACAGTTCCTTATCACACAAAAAAGGGCTTGTCTTGGAAAATGGCAGGAAAAGTGATTGGCAGGGTGCTTCTGGCACTCCTGCTCATCCTCCTGCTGCTTGCAGTCTTCGGCACAGCCGCCCACGCTGCCGGACTGGTGGATGATACGGTGGACGCTGCCAACGAATACAGCAAATACCCTCTGGACAACTACCAGCTTGATTTTTATGTGGACAGCGGATGGGACTGGCTCCCGTGGAACTGGCTGGACGGTATCGGAAAACAGGTGATGTACGGGCTGTATGCCATTACAAATTTTATCTGGACAATCAGCCTGTACCTTTCCAACGCCACGGGGTATCTGATTCAGGAAGCCTACTCGCTGGACTTCATTTCCTCTACGGCGGATTCTATCGGAAAAAATATGCAGACCCTTGCAGGCGTTACCACAGGCGGCTTGTCCTCGGAGGGATTTTATATCGGGTTCCTGCTGATTCTCATTCTGGTAGTGGGGATTTACGTTGCCTACACAGGGCTTATCAAACGGGAAACCACAAAAGCCATCCATGCTGTTGTCAATTTCGTGGTGGTGTTCGTGCTGTCCGCTGCCTTTATCGCCTATGCCCCTGATTATATCGGGAAAATCAATGAATTTTCCGCAGACATCAGCAATGCCAGCCTGACCCTTGGTACAAAGATTGTGCTGCCGAACTCGGAAAGTCAAGGAAAAGACAGCGTGGATTTGATACGGGACAGCCTGTTTTCCATTCAGGTCAAGCAGCCGTGGCTCCTGCTGCAATACGGCAACTCGGATGTGGAAAGCATTGGGTCTGACCGTGTGGAAAGCCTGCTATCAACCAGCCCAGACGAAAACAACGGGCAGGACAGGGAAGAAATCGTGGTGGAGGAAATCGAAGACAGGGAAAACACCAACCTTACCATCACAAAGACCATCAACCGCTTGGGAACCGTCTTCTTCCTATTTATCTTTAATATCGGTATCTCCATTTTTGTATTCCTGCTCACAGGGATAATGATTTTCTCACAGGTGCTTTTTATCATCTACGCCATGTTCCTGCCTGTGAGCTTCCTCCTCAGCATGGTTCCCTCTTTTGAGGGGATGTCAAAGCGTGCCATTACGAAACTGTTCAACACCATCCTTACCAGAGCCGGAATCACCCTGATTATCACGGTAGCGTTCAGTATTTCCACTATGCTCTACAACCTGTCTGGGGAATATCCGTTCTTCCTGACGGCGTTTTTGCAGATAGTGACCTTTGCCGGAATTTATTTCAAGCTGGGGGATTTGATGGGGATGTTCTCCTTACAGAGTGGGGATTCCCAAAGCATGGGGAGCCGTATCATGCGAAGACCCCGTATGCTCATGCACGCCCATATGCACCGTTTACAGCATAAGTTAGGACGTTCTGTGGCGGCTCTTGGGGCTGGAACGGCTGCATACCACGCAGGGAAACAGGCTGGCTCAGACCAGAGAACTGCTTCCCACTCCGGCTCTTCCAAACGGACACAGGCAGACCACAGCAGACCAGACGGGCAGGCAGCACCGGAAAAGGAATCCGCATGGAAACGGGCTGGCTCTGCGGTAGGTGCGGTGGCAGATGCCAAAGATAAGATAGCCGATACTGCCGGACAGCTTCGGGAGCAGGCAAAGGATTTGCCTGTCAATGCAAAGTACGCCCTTTACCACGGGAAAACACAGGTATCAGAGGGAGTACGGGATTTTACTTCCAGCGTGACCCAGACCCGAACTGCCAGAACCGAACAGCGGAACGCACAGGCAGAAAGCCGCAGACAGACCATTGCAGAACGCAGGGCGGAACTGGAACAGGCAAAACAGCCGCAAATGACAGCTTCCGAATCCCCCAAAGGGGCGGCTCCTGTCCATGAACGCCCTGTTACTGCAAAGCAGACAGAAGATTTCCGAAATCGTGCAGATACCGCTCATACAGAAAAACCAGCCATGCAGCCAGCTTCCCCATCCATCAGGGAACGGGGACAGGTTCCTTATGGGGGAACTGTGGCAGAACGGTCTTCGGTTCCGGTGGTAAAGGCTGCTTCCATCCACCATGAACAGACACCGCCTGTAAGGGCAGAACGCCAGATAGTCCCTCCGGCTTCCCCAGACAAACCAGATGAAAGACAAAAGGTGGCTCCCACTGTTACACCGACTGCTCCCCGTCCGGCAAGACCTGTCCAAAATGATACGGCTCCTGTGATACCGGAAAGAAAACGGATTACCCCTGCGGTAAAAGAATCTAACTTTACCATCCGGCGTACCACCGCCAGAAAGGAGTGGACAAAAACGGTAACAGCGGCTTCCAAACAGAAGAAAGGGGAGAAACCATGAAGTTAAGACACCTTTTCTTCGCCTGTTCCGGCGTGTTTGTGATGATGTTCTCCCTGCTCCTTTTGGTGGTGATTGTCTTCTCGGATGAGGAAGACGGAGGAAGCGGCGGAAACCTTATCTATGGGGGCGTGAGCGTATCACAGGAAGTCCTCGCCCATAAGCCTATGCTGGAAAAGTATGCAAGGGAATATGGCATAGAGGAATACTTAAATGTGCTGCTCGCCATCATTCAGGTGGAATCTGGCGGCACGCTGGAAGACGTTATGCAGTCCTCGGAATCTCTGGGGCTTCCCCCAAACTCCCTTAGTACAGAGGAATCCATCAAGCAGGGCTGCAAATATTTTTCGGAATTGCTCGCAGCGGCAGAAACAAAGGGCTGTGATTTAAACAGTGTGATTCAGTCCTACAACTACGGCGGCGGTTTCCTAGACTATGTGGCAGGACGTGGAAAAAAATACACCTTTGAACTGGCAGAGAGCTTCGCAAGAGAAAAATCCAGCGGAAAGAAAGTCACCTACACCAACCCTGTTGCGGTAGAGAAAAACGGGGGCTGGCGGTATTCCTACGGAAATATGTTCTATGTCCTCTTGGTATCGCAATACCTGACCGTGGCACAGTTTGATGATGAAACGGTACAGGCTATCATGGAGGAAGCCTTAAAGTATGAGGGCTGGACGTATGTGTACGGGGGCGATTCCCCCTCCACTTCCTTTGACTGTTCTGGACTGGTGCAGTGGTGCTATGGCAAGGCAGGAATCGCCCTGCCACGGACAGCACAGGAACAGTACAATGTGACGCAGCATATCCCCCTGTCCGAAGCAAAAGCAGGGGATTTGGTCTTTTTCCACTCCACCTACAACGCCGGAACCTACATCACCCATGTGGGGCTGTATGTGGGAAATAACCGGATGTACCATGCCGGAAATCCCATTGGCTACGCAGACCTGACAGGCTCTTACTGGCAACAGCACCTTGCCGGAGCCGGACGAATCAAACAATAAGAAAGGATGAACCGATATGATTCAGATTAGAAAAGAGGAACACCAGAAAAAGCAGAAAGAAAAGAAACTGAAAGTTTACAAAGTCAATACCCACAAAAAAACTGTGATTGCCCTGTGGGTGCTGCTGGCGGTGAGCTTCCTGTTTGCCGTCTATAAGAATTTCACGGCGATAGACATTCATACTGTCCATGAAACCAAAGTAATTGAGGAACAAATCCTCGACACTCACAAGATAGAGAATTTTGTGAAGAATTTCGCAGAAGTCTACTATTCATGGGAACAGTCCGCCGCTTCCATTGATAACCGGACAAATGCTTTAAAAGGGTATCTCACCGGAGAACTGCAAGCCCTGAATGTAGATACTGTCCGAAAGGACATCCCCGTATCGTCTGCCCTGACTGACTTCCAGATATGGGAAATCACAGAAGAAAAGGAGCAGCATTATCAAGTGACCTATACAGTGGAACAGCGTATCACAGAGGGAGAATCCGGTAAAACTGTCCGTTCCGCCTATCAGGTGACAGTCTATGTGGACGGCTCTGGAAACCTGACGATTATCCAGAACCCTACCATCACCAGCGTTCCCGTAAAATCCGGCTATACGCCAAAAGCGGTACAAAGTGACGGTACGGTGGATTCCATCACCACAGAGGAAATCAACGAATTTCTCACTACCTTTTTCAAGCTGTACCCTACGGCAACCGCAAAGGAGCTGACCTATTATGTGAATGAGGGCGTGCTGAAACCTGTGGGAAAAGAGTATATTTTCTCAGAACTGGTGAATCCAGTCTACAATCGAAGCGGAAATCAGGTGACAGCTTCCCTTGCAGTGAAATATCTGGATAACCAGACCATGACAACTCAGGTATCACAGTTTGACCTTGTGCTGGAAAAGAACGGGGAAAACTGGAAGATTGTGAAATGATTATATATTCCAATAGTAAACAGATGACTTTTTATCATCTGTTTACTATTGGATGTGAGATAAATTCTTGTTTTAATTCCTAAATCTTTCTATAATAAAATTAAATTATCAATCTAATTTCATATTCTTTTCATATAAATGCTGTACAGTAAAAATGGAGGTGAATATATGGCTAAAATATTGATTGTCGAAGATGATAAAAGAACAAATATGGCTATTTGTGAATATTTAAAACCAACCGGACATAACATTGTTTCTGCTTATGATGGTGAGGAAGCATTGCAATTATTTCATAGTACAACAATAGATTTAATTGTTTTAGATATTATGCTTCCACGATTAACCGGAATTGCTGTTTTACATGAAATAAGAAAAAGCAGTCTTATACCTGTACTTATGCTCACAGCGATTGAGGATGAATATACGCAATCACAAAGTTTTGATGAATTAGCAGATGATTATGTAACAAAACCTTTTTCTATGGTATTGCTTGGAAAAAGAATCACCGCTCTTTTACGCCGCTGTGGACAAATGCAGTCTATAGACACTATTACTTTCGGGGATGTTACTGTCAATTTTTCTGGATATACAGCCCATGATAAAAATGGAAGAATTGACATTACTCCAAAAGAAATAGAATTATTAAAACTTCTTATAGAACACAAAGGACTGGTTTTGACCCGTTCACAAATTCTTGACGAACTATGGGGATATGATTACCCTATTATCGACCGGACAATAGACACTTATATTAAAAATTTGAGAAAAAAATTACGTCTTAATTGTATTGTAACAGTAAAAGGAATCGGCTATAAGTATGAGGTGGTGGAATGAAACGATTAAAAATATTGCCTAAAATTTTTTTATATACATTCAGCATTATGGTATTTATTATAATTGCAGCTCATCTGATTTTATATTTACTTGCCCCACGAATTGCTATAGATTACACTCCATCAGTAATATCAAATCAAAGTGAATATGTATTAGATGGCAGTATCGACCCTTTGCAGTTTGTATCACAGGCAATTTGGCAGGCGTTACCATTTTCTGTTTTTTGTTGTATTATTCTTTGTGCAATATGTTCCTATTTTTTTTCAAAAAGTATTACAACACCAATTCGGAAAATTTCAAGTGTGACAAAACAAATGTCTAAAATGGATAAATCTGCTGTTTGTATAGTATCTTCTCAAGATGAAGTGAGAGAATTGGCTGATAATATCAATCAATTATATTATCGTCTATTTACAACTATTAAAAATCTTGAAGCAGAAAAGGAAAAGGTTAAAGAAAGTGAACAGGCAAAAATTGATTTTTTAAGAGCAGCGTCACATGAATTAAAAACCCCAGTAACCGCTTTAAATGCAACCTTGGAAAACATGATTTTAGGAGTGGGAAGTTATTGTGATTATTCCACATATCTTCCTGAATGTAAGGATATAGTAGAACAGCTTGCAACCATGATTCATGAAATTTTAGAAACTTCCAAAATAAATATGGAAACTACTCAGGAAGATTCTACGAAATGTAATTTATCAGACTTAATTTTGAATGTATGTGAACCATATAAGCTGATTGCTGCGACTCATGGTATCAATTTAAAGTTAGATATTCCTCAAGAATACAGGATAATGATTCCACAAAAGCAATTTAGTCGGGCATTTTCTAATATTATTGCAAATGCTGTCACCTATACTCCAAATGAGGGGAGTGTTTTTGTCTGTTTAAAAGAACATACTTTAACGGTAGAAAATGAATGTATTCCGATTGATAAACAACAATTAGCACATATATTTGAACCATTTTACCGTCCTGATTTTTCTCGCAATAGTGATAGCGGTGGAAATGGATTAGGACTTTACATTGTCTCAACTATTTTTTCATCACTTCATATTTCATATGAATTTTTACCAACAGAATCACAAAAAGGGATGTGTTTCTCTATCCTCCTGCCAAAAGCTCTCTAATTTCAGAGGGCTTTTTTTCGCCCTAAATTCTATATTCATTTCATATGCATTCCATATTGAACATTTATGATATTCCTGTATTCAAAATAAAAAATCAGGAGGTATAAAAAATCATGAACTTTATGAAGAGAGCATTTCTATATGTTTCACGCAAAAGAGGAAAGAGTATTTTGCTTTTTTTCATCCTTTTAATTCTGTCAACTTTTGTTCTAACGGGACTAAGTATTGGAAGTGCGTCAAAACAAGCTCAAAAAAATTTAAGACAAAATATCGGCGGTTCTTTCAATATTGATGTCAATTATTCAGATTCAAATCCATATTATCACGAAGAAGAAAGTGAGAATGAAGATGGGTCTTCCGACCTTTTAATGTACTCGACTGAACAGGTGACATCAAAAATGGTAGAAAACATTCGGAATATTTCCGGTGTTAAATTCTGTGATGCAACAACGGAAAGTCTGATAAATTTTGATAAACTTTTACCATTTGCCGGAACTGTTCCATTAGATGAAAGTCTTTCTCATTGTGTAAAAAGCATTGGTGTATGGCGTTCAGAAGAACAAAATTTCTTTACTTCTGGAAAAATCCAACTAATAGAAGGCAGGCATATTTTAGACAATGACATACACAAAGTTATTCTGTGTAAAGACTTAGCAGAAAAAAACAACTTAAATTTAGGTGATTCCTTAATTGTAACAAATGAGAACGGAAAGCAGCTATCTTTTGAAATTATTGGATTGTTTCATGCACAAAAACTTGAAAAAGTTGGAGAATCAATCCCAACATATGATAAGATACAAAACTTAATTTTTACAGATATAGAATCTATTGTCGAACTTGAAAATAGTGTTGCAGTGCAAGGGTTTGATACAGTAAAAGTTACCGTAAATGACCCTAAAGATATTGAAAAAATTATAGAGCAAGTAAAACATTTCCCTGATTATGAAGAAAATGTTTATAACATTTATGCTAATGATGAGGTTTACAAAAACACAGCAATTTCTTTAGAGAATTTAGATAAGTTAGTTATCGGCTTATTACTTGTAATCATTATCGCAAGCGTTATTGTTCTTTCACTTATTCTCACACTTTGGGGAAAAGAGAGAATACATGAAACAGGCGTTTTGCTCTCCATTGGAATAAAAAAATCCAGCATATTAGGACAATACCTTATTGAAGTTTTAATGATAGCAATTTTAGCTTTTACCTTATCTTTTGTTACAAGCAATATGATTTCTGGAAATATCGCAAATACCCTTTTGCAACAAAATACAAAAAATGAAAAACAGCAGCTTTCAACACAAGAAGACCATACAGAAATGAAAAGTCTGGATTTTAGCGTTTCAGAAGATTCAGAATCCGCTACTCCTGATATTAAGGTAGAAATTACTTTGCCCGATATATTGCAATTATACACAATCGGTTTTTCTATCATTTTTATTTCAGTAACTATATCTTCGATTAGTGTTATGCGTTTAAAACCACGGGAAATTTTAGCCCGTATGAGTTAAGGAGGAACAAATGTCAATTTTTAAGTGTAATCATGTATCATACTCTTATGATAAAAATACAAACGTGCTGAAAGATATTACCTTTTCATTTGAACTAGGAAAAGTATATGCGATTTTAGGTTCATCTGGTTCCGGAAAAACAACATTACTTTCACTACTAGGGGGACTTGATATACCAACTACCGGAACTATTTTATACGAAAATGAAGATATTAAAAAAATAGGATTGGAATCTCATAGACAAAATCATGTTTCTCTTATATTTCAAAATTATAATTTGATTGATTATATGACGCCGATTGAAAATGCAACTTTGGCAACAAAGAAAGATGTTGATGTGGTTCCTCTTTTAAAACGTCTGGGACTTTCTGATAAAGAACTAAAACGAACAATTTTAAAATTGTCTGGTGGGCAACAACAACGTGTAGCAATCGCACGTTCCTTAGCTACTGATGTCCCTATTATACTGGCAGATGAGCCTACAGGAAATCTTGATGAAATAACTGCCGCTGAAATCACACAAATATTACAGGAAACTGCCCACAAATTGAATAAATGTGTCATTATTGTTACTCATTCTAAAGATGTTGCTCAAAAAGCTGATGCTGTGTTAGAACTCAAACAAGGAATATTAAGGCAGGTGAAAAAATGAAAAAATTGATTATACTAATAATTTGTTTATTACTTTCTACTTTTGTGTTTAGTGGATGTGTAAACAGAACAGAAGAAAGTGAATCTGAAAAAGTTTCTTACGATTACGAAATTTCGGGGCAGGAGGATATGTCAAATATAGAAATTGTGCCAGAAAATGAAAAGTAAGCCAACGGAAGAATTATTCTTCCATTCGCTTATATTTCATAATACCATCCGCAACGCTTTCCATGATAACAAGGTCTGCGTCTGTAAAATTGTCAATTTTGCTTTCAAGCTGTCTTCGTCTGCTGCTTTTTACCAGACTATCAGAGGATAAAAAGAACTCATCCACTGATACATTCAGCAGAGATACAAGGTCGTAAAGCACCTGTAAACTTGGGTGCTGCCCTTTATTCTCAATATTGGTTAAATAGCGTGGGTCAATTTCAATCATTGCTCCCACCTGTTCACGGGTCAATCCCTGTTTTTTACGGGCTTCTTTTATGGCAAGCCCAAACGCCCTGAAATCATATTTATCTTCTTTTTTACGCATAATACACCACCTCTATACATTTTACTGTTCCTGTTATAATAGTGACAGGTATAGAAAAACGTATTATACAGTTGTACAGTTCCTATTATGCGTACCAAAGATAAAACTATGCTGCTGAAACGGAAAAAAAAACCGTTATTTGGCAGCATACTTTCCCTGCGTCAAAAATTACATCATCATTTCCAGACGACGGTTTAACAAAAGCCGCCGTCTTTTTTGCCTGAAATGCAGATGATTTTTAAAGTCCACTACTTGATACAGAAAGCGGCTTACAGGAGGAAGCCGCTATGCAAAATATTTTCTTAAATATATCTACATTCGGTAAGCCGTTAAAAAAAGCCATCCGCCTACACTAGAAAAGTCTGACCCTCAATGTGGTTTTTCAGAATACATAGAAAGAACTATCGAAGCACACAAGCAGAAATATCGTCTGTTTGCGTGCTTTTTTAGTTGGAAGAAAAAGTTTTTAAATTTTTCTTCTCAAAACGCAACTGAACCCCCTGTCCTGTCGGGACTAAGAGCGAAAAGGGGGAAAGAAGCAGAAATTCCTATCAACTCGCTCCCTTTCAAGGCTGGAAAGGGGGTGAGCAATGATGAAGCCATCTGAATTTCAGACAACCATAGAGAACCAGTTTGATTACATCTGTAAAGTCGCTATGGAGGATGAACGCAAAGACTATCTTAAAGCGTTGTACAGACAGTGTAAAAGGGAAACACTGTTCTGTGATATGGACGATTATACCGTTAATCTGTTTTCTTCCGAAGACACCTATCCATCCCACTTCCATACTTTTGAAATGGATGGATTTACTGTCCGTATTGAAAACAGCCTGTTAGCAGAAGCGTTGGAAAATCTGGATGGAAAGAAACGTGATGTTATCCTGAGATATTATTTTCTTGGATTTGACGATACGGAAATTTCAAAAATTCTGGAAGTCAACCGTTCTACCATCCAGAGAAGAAGACACGCCGGACTGGAATTTATCAAAAAATTTATGGAGGACGAAGCATGACAGCAAAGCACCCTATGATTCCGTTTCCTGTGATTGTAAGGGCTGCGGACGGCGATATTGAAGCAATCAACCAGATTGTACGCCATTACAGCGGTTTTATTGCCAGCCGTTCCATGCGTCCCATGAAAGACGAATATGGGAATACCCACATGGTTGTAGATGAAACCCTACGCCGCCGGATGGAAACACGTCTGATTGCAAAGATTTTATCTTTTGAAATCAGGGAACCAAACTAAAAATAATGCTCGCCTGTGGAAGCGTGGACAAGCCCATGCTTCCCAGACAGGGCTTGCCAGTCTATTAAAGTGCATTATCACCAGTGCATTTTAACAGGCTGACAAAGCCGGATTGTTCCTTGAAAAAGAAAGCGTCTAATCAACGCAGCATAAAGCAGCCGAATACGTTTCGATAGAAAGAGAGCCGTTGGGCTGGCACGCCGTGACCCACCAAAGGAGGGATGAAACCGGATAGCGATTCCTGCCAGCGTTCCATAAGCAGCTTACCGCAAAAGCTGCCGCCATGACCTTTCTATTGTGATAATGATACTTCCGTACAGCCTTAGTCCGTGTGATGATGTAGCACCGCTGGCAAAGGGTACGGCTGGATGAGAACCATGCAGGGGTGAGATTCCCATGAGCTTTAGCGAAAGCTGTTCGGTTTGCTAAGGATGATTCTTTCATAATGAACAAGCATTTTTGCATAGTCTGTAAACATAATAAAGACTGTGAGGTGGAATTATGCCAAAAGAAGCAGAAATTTCCTGCAAAAATGTATTTAAGTGTGAAGATAAGTCGGCATTAAAAAAAGAGTTCAATCAAAAATGGATAGAACTTATCAATCAATTAGAAAAATCCAAAGGGCAGGTATTACCTGTAAAATGATAGACAAACATTTCCCAACACGGTATAATAAGTGTAGGTGGAATGTTTGTTTTATCTTCTCTTTAAGGGAGATAAAATATGATGAACACAAAGTCAAAAGTTGCTATTTATTGCCGCTTATCAGAAGAAGATAGAAACAAACAACATGAAACTGATGATAGTAACAGTATTCAAAATCAAAAATCCATGCTGATTCAATATGTATTGGAACAAGGCTGGGAAGTCTACAATATATACAGTGATGACGATTATACTGGTTCAGATAGACGAAGACCAGAATTTAACAAACTGTTAAATGACGCTGAACACCGAAAATTTGATATTATCCTCTGTAAAACACAATCCAGATTTACCAGAGAGTTAGAGTTGGTAGAAAAATACATACACGGATTGTTTCCTATCTGGGGGATTCGTTTTATCAGTATTGTAGATAATGCAGATACCGCTAATAAAGGAAACAAAAAATCAAGACAAATCAATGGTCTGGTTAATGAGTGGTATTTAGAGGATATGTCGGAAAACATCCGCAGCGTATTGACTGACCGCCGGAAGAATGGATTTCATATTGGTGCATTTGCTCTTTATGGTTATAAAAAAGACCCTGAGCAAAAGGGACACCTGATTATTGACGAAGAAGCTGCTGCTGTTGTAAGAGAAGTTTTCACTTTATTTTCACAGGGATATGGCAAAACAGCGATTGCCCGTATGCTGAATGACCGTGGGATTCCAAACCCTACGGAATATAAACGGCTTCATGGTTTACGATATAAGCAGCCTACCAGAAAAAATAGTACCTTATGGAAATATTTTGCTATCTCTGATATGCTGACAAATGAAATTTATATCGGAAATATGGTTCAAGGAAAATACGGCAGTGTTTCGTATAAGACAAAACAAAATAAGCCCAGACCTAAAGAGGAATGGTATAGAGTAGAGGGAACACACGAACCGATTATTGACCGTGAACTTTGGGATAAAGTACAATCTATGGTAGCTGAAAAAGCAAAACCATTTACAGTAGGAACCATAGGGCTGTTTGCCAGAAAAGCTCGCTGCATGAACTGTGGCTATACCATGCGTTCTAATAAGCAGACAGATGGAAGACATTATTTACAATGTTCAAATCGCCATGTTGCAAAGGACGCTTGCATAGGTTCATTTATTTCTGTGAAGAAGTTGGAGCAGGCAGTTATTTCTGAACTGAACAAGTTATCACAAGAATATCTTGATAAAGATGAATTGGAACAGAACGTGGAATTTCACTCCAACGTAAAGGAGAAAAAAACTTCTTTAGAAACACAACTTATTACCTATCAAAAAAAGATTGAAGAAGACGCAAAGGTAATCAGAGAACTTTATCTTGATAAAGTAAAAGGGATTCTTTCCGAAAATGATTTCCTGAATTTGTCAAAAGATTTCACGAATGACAGAGAACGGCTTGAAAAGCTGGTGATTGAAACGCAAAAACAGCTTGATGTAATTGAGAGAAAAATCCAGACAGGCGATAATCGCCGCCAGCTTATTGAGCAATACACAAATCTTGAACATTTAGACAGAGAAATCGTTGAAACTCTAATTGATTACATATTAGTAGGAAAACGGATTCCAGGGACAAGAAATGTCCCGATTGAAATACATTGGAATTTCTAAGTTCTGTAAAATCTGGTGTCTAGCACACCAGATTATATAGAACTTCTACTTAACACTTCTATGTTGCACATACGCAGTCGTACCATCTGCAGCGAGGTCTTCATGAAGATCTGTAATCGGATCACCTTTTGACTGAAAATAGGTTGCAGTCCACGGTGCTCCGCTTGCAGCCTGTGGCCACAATGCCAGAGTATGATCTACATAGTATGGAGCAAACCCGGATCTCTCAATTTCTTCCGGAGAAAGATTTTTCGTCAGCTGATGCACAATGGCACAAATCATTTCCATATGGGCCAGTTCCTCCGTGCCGATATCCGTAAGTGTTGCGGTCACCTCTTTATATGGCATGGTATACCGCTGAGATAAATACCGCATTGATGCAGCGAGCTCCCCGTCCGGTCCACCAAATAACAATAACCTATAATATTTCTACATATTATAAATATACACGAAAATGATACAATATTCAGGACGGCAGATCCATCCGTCCAACACTCATATACGCCGCCCATAAAAAGGCGTGCATCATTTCGGTTGTCAGGATCATCCCTTCTGGCAACCGAAATTTAAAAGTATTTCCCGGTATCTCCATAAACTCTTCGTATAGTAAAAACGTATCGTAAGATTCGTAGATTTGATATTCCATACTTGCTCCCCCTCTTGTATTGACTACATATATTATAGCACAGAGGGGTTTGAATTGAATTTATTAAAAATACATTTTGATGGAAAATAATATTATTCCCCTCAGAGAACGATCTCCGAGGGGCTTTTTATTAAATAGATGTGGTCTCTTTACTGTAAATTACCGACATGAGCCTTGCATACCATGGCGCTTTAGGACTCCACTTGTAACACGGAATGTCCTTACCATTGTTGTCCTTGTAAATCTTCTGGATGATTTTTAATTCGTCTGGATGACCCAATGTTATTACTTTTTGACCGTCAAAATAATACACTGCACCTTTTCCCTCTACTGTAAATAAACATTTCATCTCTTCTTCTCCTTCCTGTTCGATTCCTGTATTCTGGTTATTTTTTTGTTCGCTGCATGCAGACGCTCTACTGTCGATTGCCTTTGCAATCGGCTCCGCAATTCCTTTTGTGCCTAAACTACGATACCGTGCTACATCATCTGTGCCGGTGCAAAATAATGTCTCTACGATCATGCCAGGCATATTAGATGCATTCAGATCATGGTATCCCGAACTGTACTTTACACCACGGTTAGTAAATCCTTTTCCTGCAAAATTATTACAGATGTTGCTTGCGATCGTGTTCATGGTCTGGTTAGATGCATCATATAACCACACCTCTGTGCCCCCTGCTGATGCCGCTCCTGCGGCGTTCATGTGCAGAGTGACATAGATATCGCATCCTGCTCCATTCGCCTTATTTGTGCCGTCAGACAACTCACCAGACACATTCGATGCGTTGGAATTACAATCAATCACAGTATGTCCGACTGCCTGTAGCATCGGTACAAGTTCGTTGTAGATCTTCCGCACTTCCGCCTGTTCATCGATCAGACCTATTGCACCTTTACAATTTGGGGAATGCCCTCCCCTTAAGCCAATTTTCATTCTTTCTCTTCCTCCTGTTCTTCCGTTTCAAATGCTTTTTCCAGTTCTTCCGCTGTTATTCTTCCGAATTCGTTCTGTTCGCTCATGTTCTCACCTCCTGTTGTGCAATAAAAGAGAGCCTGTTTCCAAGCCCTCTTGATAATATTTTTTCATTTTTCATTGATCCACTTTTTATACTCTTCCCAATCTTTCTTATTGAGTATAATTTCAGAATAATAAAAATCCTTATTCCGTATGATAGCCCAAATTTTCTTTAACTTTTTAATAAATCCCGCCTGCTCCTTATACCAGTTTCCGCTTAAATAAGTCATAAAACAATAATCTTCTTCATCTTTTTCTATTTTGATCCTAAGCCCATCATCACATCCACATTTACAAGAAATAATCATTTCGGAATTATCTGACGCTTTTAATACTGCCATGCAAACCACCCACTTTCACTTTTTTCTTGAATAACCTTGTTAAAAATGGTATATTATATTCAAAGGAACAACCGCCCACAAGGGGTTGACCTCATAGCATTAGTGACAAATCATAGAATTGCCACCCTCGGCACTCGGTCAAAGTTTAGAGGGTGGTTTTTCTATGCTCAAAACATTATCTGATAAACGTAAATACGAATGTCAGCAATGCCAGAATGAACATTCCAAATGCCATAAGATCTTTAAAATCAAACGGTTTCTTGTCCATCAGCACCACCCCATTCTATGTAGAATAGAGGTCAGCCACCCTGTAACACGGTTGTTCTGTTTTTTATCATACCATGCTTTTCTTCATGGTTCAATCTATTTTATTCTTCCTTATGCATCTGCTTAATTGCCTGATTCACATATGTACTCAGACCAGCCACTAAAATCCCCTGTACGATTGCTGTAAATACCGCCATTGCAATCTCCTGTCCGGTACTGATCGGGCAAGATGCAATCACCCACACTGCACACAATACAATGCCAATACCGCCTAAAATAAGTGGGATGTACTTATCCTTTACTGTCTGAGACTGTTTTAATCCCATTCCAATAAAATACAGTACTACTGCTACAACAATCAGTTCCGGTTTTACATAATTCATGGTCTGTTCCATCAT